ATAAAATAATGGACAGCAGTAACTATATGATGTGGATATCGTTTGGTTTTACAATGGGACCAGATATCAGAGGCCCCATGCCAGCCTAAGCTAGCACCAATAGTCGGCAGCTCCTTCTCTCTTGCGATTGAAGGAGTCTGCCAACTCCGCCCAAGTTGGGAAAGTATGTTCCTCAACATACAATCCTAACTCACATTCTTCAACGAGCTGCCGAAGCATTCGTTTCTTAACTTCAAACACCTCTTGTCCAAAGTGAAAATACGCTCGTACAGCATCACCAATGACAGTGATAGCTGCTTCCTTCCGAGTGATAGATTTACTCTCCACTCCAATCATTAACATTTTAATGATGGAGTCTTCTGGAAGGGGAGCTGTGAAATCCTGCAGATCAGGATCCCAGCGCCAAGAGCGTTTAAGAAAAGTGCATTCATCAATGTGAATGTAAGGGCGGGAAACTTCCTCTTTATCTGCCATAGTGTATGTTATACCTACAGAGGCCAAAACGTTCTGAATGACAGTGTGATTAAACCATGGGCACTCTGGAGAAATTCCCATGATGTTATCATCACCATAAGTCATCAGACTAACATACTTCTTGAAGTCCTTTGCAGAACCATCAGGAGAGACAGATGCATAACAGTACCTCATATAGAGGCTGTTAGCGAGGGAGTTCAATATAACAGTGAGGGGATGGCCAGATGGAAGAGTTCCGAGGAACTCCACCAAATCACCAAAGAAATTATACCAAGGGAAAGCAGCATCTTCAGCAATTCCATGTAAAATCTTCAAATCATCAAGGGAAAACTTACCCTTTGAACATACTGCAATAATAATATCAAAAGCAGCAAGAATCATCAAGGAAAACATGGACTTATCATAAAAGGCATAATCTCCAGCCGCCATTCGATCCTTCCCATGTTTGGTCAAGATCTTATAGAGGATTCCCCATTCAGGCGATGTGGCATCTACACCAGGAGCAGCTTCAAAAAGAACATGGCGCTTGTAGAAGAGACGTGTGAAAGCTAAAGTAAACATTCGAACTACAATAGAGTGATCCACAGGACTTCCCGCAAAAATGCGAGTCTTCTTAGCATCAATCTTTGCTTGCTTTACAGGTTCGTCTTTGAAACAGGCATCACTTACAGGACAAGCTCGCTTACCCTCACGATAGGCTTCAATTATCTTCTCGACCCTCTCCATAATTTCAGAAGAGAACTCAATAGGATCTTGCAAACCATGAGCAGGGGGTATTTTTTCAAAGAACCACTTCTTATTGCGTTTCCAAGGGAAACCAGCAGAAGTGTTTCTTTTAATCTTGTCAACGAAAGCAACACCTTCAGCACCATTAACTGCTGTAAATACATCATATGGATGAAGAGAGTCGAAGTCATCTGAACTTAATCCAGACAGAATATCATTAATAAAATCTTCTTTGACTCTATCCAACAATGATGGATTCAAGCGAGATGCGGGTTTCAGCATTTCCTTCAACTGAACATGTTTTGGTTCCCAACCATTCATAACAGGCTTACCATATTTTAAGGAATAGCCATGTTTCTGTAAGGCTTCACATAGAAGGGTTGGGCGAACACGGGACTTCATTTCTGCTTGATGTGCATTAAGAGACCCATATACACGCGCTGTCCCATCAGGAATAAACCTAAAAGGACTTTTGCGATGTAAAGGGCCAAGCTCATGAGGAGCAGAAGGAGCACTCAACATAGGTTCTCCATCTTGCACTTCATAGGGCTGACAATCCCGCACAAGAAGCTCGGCAAAATCTCGGTTTATTGGGGCTGCTGTACACTCATCCTTATACCCAGCATTGTGAATGCCAAGTAATACAGGACCCATAGGCGTTTTAGAAACCATGAGCAATCCACAATCACCACGTTCAGTTGCGCGATTCGGATGACCTTTCCACAAAGTAAAAATTCGTGGACTACCATCTGGAGACAGATATGGAGTTTGATCAGATTTGAATAGTATCTCTTGAGATATTCTCATCCTTTCGACATCCACAGTATAGGGGTTTCCATGAAAATCTCTACCAATGTAGTAACCTTCATGAACTCCTCCTATATTCTGTCCAAAGTATTGGCAGATATTTGATCGCGCAGGAAGACCTCTAAGGGTCAAAACAGCTAAATCAAGAGCAGGGAAGCGGCGTACACACTCTTGCGTTAAACGCAAGGTTACATGATCACCAATTCCATTTTCTTGACCATCGCACCTGACTCGCAAATCAAACTCCGGGTCATCACAAATAGCATGATTATTTGTGATCCAAACTTTACCACCAAGGCATACACCACGCACAGGAGAACGTTCAATTTGAGTTTCATCACCAACCTTGATGGTGGAAAAAGCGGCTATGTTCTTTAACAAAAGTCTCCGAATCTGTTCATCGGGAAGAGCTTTCCACGAACGACTCTTTGGGGAAACTTCAAAAGAAGTAGTCTCATATTCCTCCTTATACCAAGGATTTGGCTTCTCATCACCAAACGCTTTAGGTTTTTGACCTATATCCATAACAGACTGAACTTTACCTTGAGCAACATATTTCCTGGGAGAGGGAGTCTTAGGCTTAATGGGGGCCTTCTTCTCCTCTTCAGGAGCCTTAAAGCTCATATTCATAGTAAAATAGTCATATGTCTTTTTAAGTATAATACCGGCAGTAATACCAGCAGCAACTTTCAAAAGAAATGACTTAGTTCCAATCTGCTTCTGGACTGATTGGCCAAGTCGACGAATATATCTTCGACCAAAACCTTCATTCCAAACACAGTGTTTCACCTTGGAGTAGGCATAGTCACATCCGAACAAGCAATCAATTAACCATCTAAAGAAGAAAAGGTGGACATAGAGCCACCAGAACAATAAAGTTAAAAGCATAGGTGTCGAACGTAAACGTTCTTCTTTCACCTTTTCAGCAATAATTGCTTTTGCTTCTCTCTCAATATGTCCTTTGGCTCCTGCCCACAAATTTCTATAAACATTAGGGCGAAAGGCTGTCAATTCAGGACCAGTTCCAGACTGTGTTATAAGCTTCTTCTCAATGGGCTTCAATGTGGGTTTGTCAATATTACAGCACCCACGACTCCAACATGGAGTATAAAGTCCATCCTCCTTGCAGAAACTACATAGACCTCCAGCTTCCATTTTTCGGTTTACTTCCATGGCTGAATCCTGTGTTAGCTCATATTTCATAGCTTCAACAGAAAACCATTGAATAAACTTATAAATGTCATCAAAGGTCTCATAGTCCTCAAGAACACCACACTGCCTATTTCCATCAGAAGCAACCTTCACTTCCTTCACATTGATGATCCAGAAGTTAGGGTAATGACCCTCAGGCAATTCTTTGGAATAAGCCGATGCTATAGCAGTATCGAATCTTCCGTCTGCACGCTTAAATTCATCTTTGACCTTGACGTCTAAGACCCAAGGAAATCTACGTTGAATAGCGCCAGGGCAGGAAAAATATGCTTTAGCATTCAAATGAATGGTGTTAGTAGAAGCAATAACAAGTCTACTCATGAGTGGGGTTCTGCCCTTATCCTCAAGTGCCGCCTGGATGGGAACAAATGGAACATTGTTCACAACCTGCAACATCTCAAGGAGCGTGGGATCACCTTGTTGTGCCTTTTCAGGCAAAAGAAAGGCAATATCATCAAGTTGAACACACCACTGATAAGAGTTAAAGTTCACCCAAAACTTATCAATTGAGTTTCTGGTGTATTTAAACTCGGAACTTGTATCTAAGTTAAACAGCTTACCATAATGTTTAAAAAGAAGATTAGTCAAACCACTCTTGTTAATGCTAGTATCACCAGCAACTAGGACAGAGAATGGAGCACGACGCTCCTGCATTGCCTCACGTTTGCCAATAAACTCAGCATGAATAAGTTTGAGATCCTCATGAATCTTTCCAAATAATCGGACATCGTGATGTTTGAGACGCTGCGCATGCTTAACAATAGCAGCACCCTTCTCAATACAATCTCCTAAATCAGAAAGATATGAGTAAACATTAAGTCCGTGAGCGGTAGGATTAGACATAAGTAGTGAATTCCTCTTTAGCTCAAGGGCCTTCTCAAACCATTTTGAGTATTCCTCACCAGAGTGAAAAAGACTATCAATGGAACCAGTTTCATAAACCTGCTGTCCACGCTCACAAATGAATAGAGCAGTATCAAGACAAGTTCGCACAAAATCAGGTCCCATATGAAATTTCTTCTTTAGGGCTTCTTGCTCCATCCTGGTGTATTTCAAATTGTCCATAGTAATCCCGGCTTTAGAAAAGAGGGACATGGAAATTGCATACATAAGGAATCGGTGAACTTTCTTCCAAAGTTTAGAATCTCTAACTTCATCATATTTGTTCAATAAATTCCTGGAAAGCTTCACAACATCCTCAGTTTGAACTGTTAACCGAGACTGATCTTTAAAAATAACTCCTAGAAATGATAGGAGCTGCTCACCAACCTCTAATGAAAGAGCTTTGTTAGTTTGCAATTTTGCAAATGCAGTAACGGCGAGGATACGATCCTCCATGTCGCGAGCTTTAATTAAAAGACGGGCAAGAAGCGCACAATCCTCGACAAGTTTAAGACAGAAGTTTACCTCAGGCTTAGCCAGCCCAAGGAGACGTTGACCAGCAGGGACAATAGTAGACTCAAAAACATTACTCACACGGCCCCAATATGTGGTTACTTGCCTCTCATTAGATGAAAGACTAAAACCACTAGAGCCAAGAGAAAATGAAGAGTCCTCATCATCAGATGAAAATTCATCTTCAGGCTGGTAATTATACTCAAACTCAACAGCTGGAAACTGTGAATTAAGAGCAGCACGTTCTTCTGCGGTAATCTCCCAATCAGTTTGTAATTTAAACTGAAAATCTTTATACTTGTTTTTCCGAATACATCGGTTAACTAGTTTCTTCAGAGTGGTTGGAGAGACCTTGTCAGAGGCACAATCGAGCTCCTGTGCTAACCAAGCGGGCAGATTCTCGTAAGAATTCTTCCTACTGCGAGGTATGTACACAGAAGGTTTCTCATCTGTCTGAAAGACAAGATGAGTGTGTTGGGGTTTTGGCAAGGGTGTTGGAGAGAATGCTCTCACAATTGGTTGCGCCACCATTTCAAACAGAAATGGAAAGTTGGCAAATATATACCAACGCAAATTATCCACAACTGAGTACCCTACTCGGTTGAGGACGAGCCCTTGTCCATTGTTAAGAAACCCCATTATAGGGTCAGAATCAACGAAGCGACTCCATTCCTGACCGAGCGCGGTGGTGACTAGGGAGAAAATCTCCCTGAAAGTGAAGTGTGTGCCCAGCCTAGCTGCGACAGCACAACGATAGTGAACATTCTGGCAAGCACGTTTAACTAATCCAATATAGTTACCTAACAGCCAGCCCCAAACGAAGTAATACGCCAAGAAAATAAAAGCAACGAGAAAGTGGAGAACGAGCATCTTGAAATCTTCTGACATGAAAACTTTAATCGCTTTCTTCGTATCTCTTTTCTTATCACTCTTATCGCAGGCGCAGAAAACTATTATTTAACGTGGTTGTTCATGCATACTCCACGGAGGGTTTGTAATACCCACAACTCTCCCCTGACTATTTATACATGGGAAGTGCTTCCATAAGGAAACG